GGTGGTGCTCGCAAGGGCGGTGGTGGTCGCCTTGGTGAAGGTGCCGCCTAGGTAGAACGTGCCGTCAAGGTAGGCGAACAGGCCCTTACCGGAGGCATAGGTTGCGGTTGCCAGGTTCGTCGCGGTGAGAACCGATGTCGGCGCCTGCGAATCCCACGTCAGCGCCAGCTTGAGAAGGTCACTGTTATCCCACGAGAGCGTCCACTCAGACACCTTCGAGCCAGCCAGCGTGATCGGATCGACAACCGGCGTCGCGTTCAGAACGTCCGGGATGCCCTTCTGGATCGTGTAGGACGGATGCGGGTCGGTGGCTACGAAGTTCTGCTGGTACAGCCCTGTGGAGACCAGCGTCGACGTGCCCGCACCGACGCACGCCTCCCACAAGAGGCCCATGCCCTTGGTGCCAACCTCAACCTCGATCGGGCCGCCGCCCTCGTAGGAGACGGTACGCCTGCCCATGTTCGTGGCGTACTTCGAGCCGGGGCGCATGCCCTTCGTAGAGACGCGAGTCGGCGTCCAGTCGAGACCTTCGGACAAGATCTCGTAGAAGCGGGCAACAGCACTGGGCGGGGTGCCGTAGGTGGCCTCCTTGACGAGACCGAACTGGACATCGAGCACGCTGGTCATTCGGTGGGCTCCTCATCGGCTGGGGCGAAACTGGCGGTTTGGGTGAGCAGCTTCTCGGCCTGCTCGTCGGTTACTTCGAGCACCTGGCCGGCGTCGAAGTGGAGACCCAGCGAGGGCACAATCAGCGCGCCCTGAGGGTCGATGTTAAGAACTTTGGGCACGTCAGATCCTCGCCTTGTAGTGGATATAGAACGTCAGCAGATATTCAGCGCCACGCTCGGTCTGTGCTGCCTCCCATGAGTATTTAGACATGGTGAAAAGCTGCGCATCCGTACCCGACACGACGACGGCACTACGTGACCTAACGAGGCCGTCGATCACGCCCTTTATGGCCCAAGCGTCATCGCAGGCGTCCTGCGGATCGCGCGCGCCGCGAGAGGTTGCGATCAGGCATTCAATGTCTCCCTCGTCATCGACCCCAGATCGCGTAACAGAAGAACTCTCCCCTGAGCCCTTCGTGCTAACCATGAGGTAATCGCCCGGCTGAAGCTCGGCTGGCCAAGAGTGCTGCACGGTGACGTTGGGTAGGGCCGACCTGGCCGCCGATACTAGAGCGGAAACCAGGTCGGGAACGACGCTCCCCCGACTCATGCGATGCCCTCGGGGGCCAGTGTGTGGTATTCCATGAGCTTTTCCGCGTCGGGGGTGACTAGTGGAACGGTCGAACCCGACTGGTCAGCGCCGGACGCCCTAAGCATGTTCCGCCAGGCGTTGCGGCCGATGATCGACGCGGCCAGGGTTGCCCACGCGGGCACTTGATCCTCGCCGGACAGGTAGGAGACGGATAGCGGGCCGGGAATCCAGAAGCGGTCAAGGCGGCGGAGCGTCTGACCATCAACCTCGTTTTCAGAGACGTTCTGCGACGTTCCCCATGGGTAGAAGGTCAGCGACAGGAGGCTTGACGCGCGGTAGGACAGTGGCAGCACCGGGCCCGCGAGCCGGATCTTCTCGCTGATGGTCGTCGTCAGGATCGGGCCGCACAGCTTCTCGACCTCATCGACGCCGACCGCGGCCATCATGGTGAGCGTCGCGTCGTCCCCGGTGCCGCTCTTGGTGTAGTTCACGAAGGACTTGAATGCGGTCAGGTCAAGCGACCACGAGGACAGGGACATACCTACCTCCTGACGGCGACGAAGGGTGACCCGGCGGGATGGCGGGAGTCGTAGAGGGCATCATCGGCAGCGGCGAGCGCCTGGAGTTCAGGACTGCCCTTGGTGGCTTCCATCGGGTGCAAGTGCAGGCACCACGCCTCCGGGACGCGGACGACGCCGTTAGCGCGCTGCGCATCCGCGATCAGTTGCAGGTCGCCGGAGTACCAGCGGAACGACTCATCCGGGCGTACCCCGTGCGTCACGTTCAGCATGAAGCAATGACCAGATGGCCCTTCAGTGTAAGCGAGTGCCAGCGTTGCGCCGCCAATCCCACGAGCGAGGCGGGGCAGCGTGTCCGGTGCGATCACCACGTCATCGTTAAGGATGGCAACACGAGTGCATCCAGCGGCCGCCAGGTGGTTGATTCCGGTGTTCCACCAGCGGTGGATGTTGACCTCGCCGGGGTCGTGGATCTTCACCGCGGGGATGTCTGCGTCCGGAAGTGGGCCGGAGCCGTTGGACACGATGACGACCCGCTCGGGCGGAAGTCCTGAGGTGGCGACGACTGCGCGGAGCAGTTCCGGATGGTCGCCACGGGTAGGGATCACGAGGCCCACGTCAGCAGGGAGCCCGGCCGGCTGCTGCTGGTCGAACAACTCCTCGGTCAACAAGTTGCTCTTGTGGTGACCGATGCGAACGCCGGTATGCACATGCACCGGGAATCCGAGGATGCCTGCGCGAATGCAGAACGTGATGTCCTCACCGACCGGAGCGCCATTACCGGCCGACTCCTGGAAGAACGGAAACGCGCGGTCGAACTGGCGATCTCGCATAGCCTCCAGGACGCGGCGGTGAATTAGCAGGAAGGCTGCACCGGTCGCCGCGCAGCGCACGATGGAGGCGCGCGGGTACTGGCCGACGCGAACCGTCGTCAGCTTTCCGTCGATCTCGGCCCACTGGTAGATCGTCGGGTACAGGCCGGCCTTGCTCATCCCGAAGCACAGGCCGCCGACGATGGGGCGCTCGTCAGGATCGGCGGCGGCTAGAAGCTGGTCGATGGCATCCGGCTCCCATTGCATGTCGGAGTCGACCCACAGCAGCCAGTCGCCGTGCGGCTGGTCGAGGAAGCGCTGCGTCACCGTGTTCCGCGAGGCGGACACGTTGGCGCTTGACCACTCCTGGAGGATGTTGACGATGCGCCGTGGACGCTGCCCAGCCATCTCCATGCCCACGTCAGTCAGGGTGCTGGTGAGCATCGACTCCAGGAAGTAGCTCGACACCTGGCCGGGGTGAATGTATCCGATCACCACACCGCCCGATCGGGTGGGCTGCGGTTGCGTCTTGGCAAGCTTGCGCCGGTTGCTCAAAGTGGTCTCCCGTGTTGTTGGATTCCCGCTAGCGATGGGCCCCGAAGGGCGACGGCCCCGAGTCACGGGAGAACTCGGGGCCGTCTTGACGGTTGCTTAGACCGTCAGCACTTCAGGAAGCGGAACGCTCCCAGGTCGACCACATCGGCGCCGACGCGCTTCACGGCCACCAGGCCGCGCTGACCGGTCGGGATGCCCGACCCGTCGACGACGTTCGGGATGAACTCCAGGTTCACGCCCAGCCGGTCGTAGATGTAGTACTTGCTGAAGTCACCGAGGACAATCAGCACGTTGCCGGAGGTGGTCGCGGACACCATGTCAGAACTCGACTTCCACGGCGAACCGAGGATCTGGCCGGGCTCCAGCATGTTGACCAGCGGAGCACCGGCGGTGCCGAAGGTCTGCTGCCTGATCTTGTTCAGCGTCGCCTTATTGCCGACCCAGGTCACGTTGTCTTCATAGCGGGAAGCGACCGAGTTGAGCAGGGCGAACGTGTCAACAGCCGACGTGCTGTCGAACGTGCCGCGCGTGGTGGCAGTCACAGTGCAACCGGCGGTAGCGCTGATCGCGGTGACGACACCCTTGGGAGCGGTCGAACCGGAGCCGGAGATGAAGGCGGTCTGCTCGGCGAAGTCGATGCTCTCGGCGATGAGGCCCGGCAGTTGACCCTGCAAGTCGCTGTCCTGGAACAGTTCGTAGCTCGCGGTCACGTAGGCGGTGAGGGCCGCCGCGGTGATCGACAGGCCGCCGGTGGTCGGCGAGCCGTCGGTGAACGCGCTACCCTCGCCCTTCCAGGCGGTGGTCACGTTGGAGACGGTGACGCCATGCCAGGTGTTCTGAGTGCCGGTGACAACCTTCGAGATACCCCGGATGGGGTTCTTGACGGCGGTGCCGGTGTGGATCAGGGTCGGGTCGAGCAGGAACGGCAGGACATAGCCGCCGTTGGCGCTGGTGAGCGACATGGACGCGCGGACGGCGTTCGCCTCGGCCTGGGTGTAAACCGGGGATCCGCCCGAGGACAGCCACGACCGGAACGCCGACAGGTAGTCGGGGCTTGAAGTCGCCAGCATAAGCTGAGCAGCGCCGCGAACGTTGGTGATCAGCTTCTCGGCCGACTCGCGGGCGATGTCCTGAACCTGGATCGGGCCCTCGTAGCGGACCTCGGCGACGGCGCGCTTGGCGCGATCGATGAGAGCAGCGCCGCGAAGGTCACTGATGCCGTCGAAGGTGTCTCCCTTGACCGCACCGACCTGGACGGTGCCCCAGCGGGCACGCTGCTCGGCGATGCGAGCCTTGCGGGCCTCGTCCTCTTCGAGCCGCTTGAGGTTCGAACGAACCTCGGCCTCTTCGGAGTCGAGCGCTTCCCAGCGGGTCTGAGCCTCGTCGGAGAGGGCGGCGTCGCCGGCCTCGGTGTGCAGAGAGCGGAACTCGGTCTCGATCTCGGAGAGCCGATCCCGCAGAATCTGGAGGTTGGGCATTGCCTAACCAGCCTTTCTGTGTTGGATGAAACGCTCGCGCCGTTGCGCAGGCGTCAGGCCCCGTGGAGTGGACACGACCGGCTCCGTGGGATTGGTTGCGGCTCCCTGGCTCTCGTCAGAGCGGAGAGTGCAGATGGGGGAACGGGAGCGCTCCAGGTCAGCGACCCGCTCGGGGTCACGGCTGCGGAGGCTCGCGTAATACTCGTCGGTCATCGAACGGACGGATGCCGTAGCGGCAGGATTGGCGGGGAATGTCACCGGGCCGAACTCGGCCAGCCGGACTTCCTTGATGGTCCGTTCCGGGATGCCCCTGGGGTTGTGGGCTGACGTTCCGGGCTGCTGGTTGATCTCGTCCTTGATGACCTGCATACGCATGGACGAGCCGTAGACGCCAGCCTGAAGACCAGGCAGGAGATCCCGGTTGTAGGACGTGTCAAACAGCGCCACGTCACCCACAGGCGAATCCGGATCCTCACGAAGGTCGCTGATCGTCCCGAGCACCTTCGCGCCGACCTGTGGGTCGAAACCGTGGTTGAAGAGGACCTTGATGTTGTCTCGGTTCTCGGCGATCGTCTTAACGAAGGCGCCCTGCTCGGTGCGCTCCAGGAAGTTGCCTTCCCACAGTGAGTTGATCTCGTACCAGTTGCCGAAAGTGGAGAAGCGCACCTCCAGCGACGGCATAGCGCCGCCGGAATCCTTCGCGGTGGCGGCCGCCGCGACAGCGCGCACGATCTCGAAAGTGGAAGCGCTCACGGCTGGGCTCCGTCCGGTTGAGTCGGGGGCTTGAGTTTGATGAAGGGCTCATTGCCCCACGGGACGGGCTGAAGATCCTCGATGTTGCGTACCTCGTTGATGGTGCG